CTCAAAAATATTGTGGAATGATATATATAACCAGATAAACGATGTTGTATCGACAAGAGCGAATATGCATGGTATAATACTATGTAAATATTTTCATAAGATACACAGCGAACTATTGGACATATTTTATAGTTATATGCAGTCCCAGTCATTAAATACTATAAAAATAATTTTTATAATTATAACTGAAAATATAAGTTTTATACCGGACAATATAATTAATAATTCTCAAATAATAAGTGTTCCTCGTCCTAAGATTTCTAACTATAATAAATGTTTTTCTAAAAAAACGGAAACAAATGATCAACTAAAAAGTGCAAATATTTCCAACATATCTAACATAAAAAACGTAATAACGAATATAAGTTCGTTAACAAATCCGCATGAATGTATTTGTAATGCTATAATAGAAAATATAAAGAATCCAGATAAAATAGAGTTCTTGACATTTCGTGATATTTTGTATGATATATTAATATATGAGTTAGACATAAATGAATGTATATGGTATATTTTAAGATCATTGGTACGCGAAAATTTAATAAGCGATATTAATATGTCGAAAATTTTATTAAAAACAAATATATTTTTACAATATTATAATAATAATTATAGGCCAATTTACCACTTAGAAAATTACATGTATAATCTAATAACAATAGTAAATGGATATAAAAAGAGCGCAGAAGGCTCGTGAAATATTAAATCTAAAATACAACTATACGTTAGAAGAGTTAAAAAAGAATTATAGGTTGTTAGCTCTCAAGCATCATCCGGATAAAAATGCGAATAGTGAAGAATCATGCGAAATTTTCAAGCAAGTTAATGATGCATATTTATATTTATTGAATTTCGACATTTCTCACGAGCCTGTAACGTCTCATATGTTTAATAGAGGTGATAATGATGCAACAACAGATGACAACGGAGGTTCGGATAGTTATATGTCAATATTTCGCACGTTTATCCAATCGCTTTTGCAAAAAATGACGATTATATCGCAGGAAAATACGTCTATAACTATCAATACATTAATAAAAATAATAGTTGAGGATTGTCAAGAGTTATCTGTCAAAATGTTTGAGGATCTGGACAAAGAAGCAGCATATAATATATACGAAATTATAACGACATATCACAAGGCGTTTCATATAAGTGTAGAGAAGATGGAGTTGTTTGAGAAAATCATGAGAAGTAAAATGGCGCTTGATAATCTAGTTGTTATTTCCGTATCTTTAGATGAGATGATGGGCGAAAATAATGTATATGTATTAGAGCATGAAGACAAGATATTCTATGTTCCTTTATGGCACACGGAGTTATATTATAAGCTGGGAAAGACGGATAATACATCGGTTGATCTAATTGTTCGCTGTATTCCTGTAACACCGTCTCATATATACATAGATTCTAACAATGATATCTACATAGATGTTCGCATGAAGATTGTAGACTTATTAGAAAAACAGTGTATTGACTTTGAAATAGGTAGTAAAAAATTCACGGTAAACGCCGCGGCATTGAACATAAAAAGTAATCAGACATATGTACTATCCGGTGTCGGAATACCTTTAATAAATACGAAACATATGTATGATATTACAGAGAAGTCATCTATAATCGTTAACATAGAACTGTGTTAATGGGTTATATCCGATTTATTATATATTAGGAATTTTACTTATATATAATAAAAAGTTAATATTTGTGAATGAAAGTTACAAAATCTCCAATACTGAATTTCGATTTATTCGGCAATGAATTTCCGCATTTCTCACGAATCTGTAACATCTCATGTTTTTATAGGTACCATACATCCATAAAACAACATCGCCCATTTCGGACCATCCCAAGAAAACCCTCCCAAGACTATCACTAAAAATATCAAAAACATCCTCGAAAAGAGCCATCCTTGTTTTACGAAAAAGACGTTCGCCATGTTTTGCCCCATCTTTTGCAAGTAATATGCGAACATTATTTCCCCTAGGTAATGCTCTTGTTTGTATTCTAAATTTTTTATATTTTTAAAGCATAAAGGTAACCTCACGAAATAGGGAGGGCGGACGCCGAAAGAGTGATGATGTATTGAAATTTCAACTCTCGGAGGCCCTTTTTCAAAATTGGACATTTATAAATGTCCATTTTTCAAAACCGGGGGTAGACTTTTGAAAAAAGCGATGCATTCGTCACTCAGAGCATAATGCTCTAAATCTGTTTTTTAAGTTTAAAAATCTGTTACCATAATTTTTTCAACTTTTTTATATATTATATGAAAAGGATTTAGGCGTTTTTTTTGCTAGTCTATATATATGGAAAAGACTAGCCCAAAAACCGCCAAAAAAACGCCACTTTTTGTGTGTGAAATTTGTGACTTTAAATGCTGTAAACAAAGTGACTATGAAAGACATATTGTGACCAACAAGCATAAACGACTAGTCGAGACTAGCAAAAAAACGCCAAACAACCTTTTCATGATATTCGTTTGCGCATGTGGTAACAAGTATAACCATAGTTCAAGTCTAGCAAAGCATAAGCGAACATGTATCGCCGTCAATACACCTGGGAAATATTCGATACATGATGAAGAAGATAATAAAGAAACATACGAAACGACCGAAGATGATATATGCTCAGACAATAAAATAATAATAACTAAACATATGTTTATAGAATTGATAAATGATAATAAAGAAATGATGAAAATAATAAAAGGACAACAGGAGCAAATAAATAATATAATACCTAAAATCGGTAATATAACTAATAATACAAATAACACAACTAATAATACGATGAACAACAATTTTAACCTGAATGTATTCTTGAATGAGCAGTGTAAGGACGCATTAAATATATCAGATTTTATAGATTCGTTAAAAATAACATTGGAGGATTTATTGTTTTCAAAGACAAACGGTATATCGCGTGGGATAAGCGATGTTTTAATAAAAGGACTAAAAGAATTGGATATTTATAAACGTCCTATTCATTGCACTGATATAAAACGTGACACCATGTATATAAAAGACGAAGACAAGTGGCTGAAAGATGATAGTAACGAGATGATAAAAAATACGATTGTAAAAATTGCTGATAAGGAGCGAACCGCATTACAACAGTGGGCAATAGATAACCCGGACTGGATAGATACAGAAAGAAAACAACTAGAGTATTTAACAATGATGCGCTCAATATGTGAGCCAATTGAAAACTACAATAACTACGAAAGAAAAATAATAAAAAATATAGGAAAAGAAATTATGATAGATAAAAAATAAAGTAATACTATAATATATATACGATACCTTATACGTGTTTATGAGAAAAACATATAAAGTAAAAAAAAATAGAAAATATAAGACTAATAGAAGTAACAAAATATTTCATAAAACTATACGAAGAGGTAGGAATAGAGTATTATCGGGAGGTTCGATTATAGGGCAAGGCAACTTTGGGTGCGTATTTCGTCCAGAACTTACTTCCAAACTCTCTCTAACACATAACGGAAATATCGTTTCAAAAGTAGTTCTTAAAAACAATGCCTTTAGCGAATATAGACACGAGTTTAAAATTCTTAAAAAAATGAGAGACATAGATCCGAAGGGATTATTTCATAGTTTATTAGTAGATGCATATGAGTTAGAAAATAAACATATACCCGATGATTTTCAAAAATGTTCATTAACGAAACCGACATATGATATAAAAGAATTCTTCGTTTTTAATATCGCCTTTTCAGGTAACCATAATTTAACGTATTACTTGAAAAATGTTTTTAATGTAAGAAAAGATTCCAAAACAATACCAGAACCTAGTGTTTTATTTAGTCTTCTCGCAAATATTGTAGTCGGAATAAAAAAAATGATAGATGGTAATATAGTACATAAAACCCTTAATACTGACTCCATTTTTCTTATAGAGCCTCTTTCTTTGGAGAGTCCTTACTCGGCAAAAATTATAGATTATGGCGACGGAGAGTTGCGCAAGTATAGAGGGTTTAGTGACAAAAACCAAGACTACATTACATTTTTTAAAAGTATTATAAGAATACTTTCACTTGTTTATCGTAACGAACAACATGATAAATCGCATGATAAAGTTATACAAGATTTAATAAAAGGTTTTACTGGATTATTGAGTATGGTAGAAAAAAATAATGTTTCTTACAACGAAGTTATTAAAAGTTATATTTTATTGTTACAAACCACATTTGGTAAAAATTATGCAGAGCACGCAAAAACAAAATATAAAGCTTAATTTTAATAATAATTTTAATAATAATTTTAATTTGTTTATGTAATCCAAAATACATAAAAAAATATGGTACCTGTATATCAAAATGTGTTAGCAATAGTTATTTAAAATTATTACACTTTATATTCGTATTCACTTACCTGTGTATTTATTTTAACCACCGAGAGATTAGGTACTACTTACTGTCTGTTATAACCTGTGAGCAAGTGTAACTATTGTTTTACTTCTTCACAACCTTCTTGACAATCTTCTTGACGCCACCGCCAGTACTCGACTCATCGGATGCAGGAGCAACAACCGGAGCAGGTGCTGGCGCAGGGGCAGTGACGGGAACAGGGGTAGCGGAGGGTGTGCTGTCATCATCACCATCACACTCTTGTTCTTCGTTGTCAGAATCCTCGGTTTGAGTAACAGGAATGTCATCATCGCTGACAGTATCAAGCTCTTGCGTCTCTACGAGCTTCTTGTCGTCGCACGAAAGCTGAATGTGACACTTGCCGCGAAGAGTAGTCTTGGGCTTGACGACAGCTTGGAAGAGCTTCCAGGTAACACCGAACTTACCACCGGCGAACCAGACACCTCCGCACTGAAGAACGACGGCGACATGCGACCCCTTTGCAATGAGGTCGACGGGTGTGGTGTGCTCGTTTCCGGCATCAGGGAAGATTTTGCGAGACTGAGAGTCAAACAGCTCAACATTCCATACACCTTCCCAGATGGGCATCTTGACGTTGAGCGTGGGGTTCTTGTTTTGGTCGGGCTCTCCGTTTTCACCCTTGGCGAACTTGAGAATAGGAGTCCAGAACATGTCGATGTGGTCTTTGGTCATGGTCGACTTGCCGAACCATTCCTTTTGGTTTGCGAGAGCATCTGCCTTGATTTTTTGTTCAAACTTGACGATATTTGCGCGGAATCTGGTGATAGAAGCAGTATTGTACTCCTCGCCAGGAAACTGCAGCGACATGCTGTACGACTTTTCACCGGTCTTCTTGTCTTCGAATGCCGAAACACCCCATGTCATCATGAGAGGAGTGGACACATATGTTGCTCCATTGGTGCTAGCATTGAGAATTCCGACGCTCTTACCACCAGAGGCGTTTACCTTGGGCTTGGAATATTTGATATCTTTATCGGGATTGAAAGTCTCGCCTGAAAGAATCTCCTTTGGAGCGGAAGACTTGGATGATTTGTTGGATGCGGATTGAGCGGACATTGTATTGTTGGTTTGTGGGATTGGCTTTGTAACTGATTGTTCGTGCTATATAATATTAATGTTTATAGTGTCTTCAATTTTCTGTTTTGGGAAATTCGGCGTGGTTATAAACGATAATTCGAAAATAGAAACTCTTGTAAAAAATAATATTTTTGTGCTATTTAAGAATAGTACATAAAACATAGAGTTTTATATGTAAATTTGCCCGGTACTATTTATCATGGTAATAAGGTGAAAAAATAGTAATATAGTTTATTATAACTATAGTAATGTATTGTACGATAAGATATTAAAAAAATATTGTTAATATATAAGAAATATAGACAAGTGTGCGTATAAATAAGATGTCAATTGTTATTGGAGGCGATATAAATGATGTAAACGAGATAATAGTATCTGTAAGTTTTCATTCTACTACATCAACTAGCTCGACGGAGATGGCGAGCATCACAAATAATGTAAATAGTGTAAATAGTGTAAATAGTGTAAATAGTGTAAATAATGTAGAAGATAAAAAGGTAGAGAAGAATGAGAAGCGTGAGAAAGTGATAAAATCAAATTCTAAAATGTGTAATAGAGTAAATTCAAAATCTGAAAAAGAGTCGAGTAAGTGTGAAGAACGTGGTAGTGTAAAAACGGAAAAGGCATTAAAAAAACGAGAAGAGTTATCTATTCATAACTATAATACATTGTTGGTTGTAAAATATAAAATGGATGAATTAAAGAAATTATGTACGAGGTATAAGATATCGAAAGGTGGTAATAAGGAGGACTTGACAAACAGGATATATGAGTATTGTAAAAATTCGATTGGTCCTTTAACGATACAAAAAGTGTTTAGAGGTTTTTTGAGTAGAAAGTTGCATAGGTTACAAGGTCCTGCATTGATGGATCGTAAGATATGTACGAATGATACTGATTTTTTTACTATGGATGATATGGCCGATATACCCACGACGCAGTTTTATAGTTATCGTGATGAAGATGACTTCGTATATGGTTTTAATATTGTTTCTTTGTATAATTTAATGCAGAAGGAAGGGTTGAGGGCGAAGAATCCGTATAATAGAAGTGAATTTGATAATAAAGTAAAAGATAATGTTATGAATATGATAAGGATATCGAGGGTGTTAAAAATTCCGATTGAGATAGAGTTAAAGAATGAGGTAATGGATCCTGCTAAGAGGATGGAGTTAAAAATATTGGAGTTATTTCAGACGATGAATTCGTATGGTAACTATGCAAATTCGGAGTGGTTTACGGATCTTCCTAGAAATATGCATATAAGATTTGCGCGAGAGTTGGTAGATATATGGAATTATAGGGCATTGTTGACGGTGGCGAAGAAAAATGAGATATGTCCTCCTCATGGTACTCCATTTTTGGGAACTCCTTATTTTACAAATATTGCGAACAATACTACACTGAACAATCTTTCTAATGAAACGGTTATAAAATACAATGTTCAAATAATAGAAAATCTTATAAAATCGGCAGTAGATATTGATAATAAAATGCTAGGAACATTTTATGTATTATCTGCTCTTACATTAGTTAGTCAACCTGCTCGTGATGCTATGCCGTGGTTGTATGACGCGGTTGTATATATTCCTTAATAATAATAACTTGAAAAAAAACGCATTCTATATTAATTAATTTTAGACGATAATAGAGGACATTTTTTGAGACATATTAATCAATATAATATATATTGTCTAAAAATACTTAAAAAGACCTCACATAGTAATGTATACCAACTACAAGATGGCTAAGAAAACTACTTCCACTGCTTCGGCACCCGCTCCTGTTCCCGCTGCTGCTCCTTCTAAGGAGGCGGTTCCTGCTTCTAAGGCCGCAAAGGCTCCCAAGACTCCCAAGACTGAAGCTCCTGTATCTTCAACTCCTGCTCCTGTTGTTTCCGTCGATGCGCACACCGAGGGTGTTGCTATTGAGGCATCATCTATTTCTTCTTTGTTCGGCGAGTTTGGCTCCAAGCTGCAGACTTTGAGCTCCGGTCTGTCTACTCTTCGCAGTGACTTCCGCACTTTGGAGCGCCATGTTGCTCGCGAGATGCGTGCTGCTCAGAAGATTTCCAAGCGTAAGCGCAAGTCTGGAAACCGTGCTCCTTCTGGGTTCGTCAAGCCTACTCTGATTTCCAAGGAGTTGGCTAACTTTCTTGGAAAGCCCGTCGGCACTGAGTGGGCTCGTACTGAGGTGACTCGTGAGATTAATGCTTACATTAGGACTCACAGTCTTCAGGACAAGGAGAATGGTCGCAAGATTAACCCTGACACCAAGCTTCGTGCTCTTCTTCAATTGAAGAAGGATGAGGAGCTTACCTACTTCAACCTTCAGAAGTACATGTCTCCTCACTTCGCCAAGGCTACTCCCGTTGTCGCAGTTAACTAAATAACAGTTTAAATGTATGTTTAGTTACTAATTTACAAAACAAAATCAAATAAAAGTACAAAACAAAATCAAATAAAAGTACAAAACAAAATCAAATAAAAGTACAAAACAAAATCAAATAAAAAAATGACATAGGATATATGTCATTTTTTACAAGTATAAAAAATATATTCAACTCCTATAATAAGTTAACTAGTGAATATAAAGTTTTCTTTTTGCATAACTTCGATTAGTCGTTTTCTATCAATTGGACCATTCATGATTTTAACATTGTCATACAGTTCCAAGTTATCATAATGTGATATATCGAACAAGTCTATAATTTTAGAAGCTTCATTTATATATGAATGCAGATTGTTATTTTGTGACAACATCCACTTATAGAAGTCAGGCTTGTCGTCGCAAGTACTTGAATCATTTATAGTATTATATTCGGTAGTCATATTTTTACAGTATTCCTTGTAATTTTTAAACATCTTATATGAGTTAAATATTGTCATATGTTTATAATGTTGTTTTTCGGTTTTTGGTAAATAATCGCATCCATACATAATGCATAATTGTCTAAATTCATATAAGGTCATATCTAACGTGGATATAATTCCCCGAAAGTCGTATAAAATAGCCGTCCAAGATGTCAAACTTAAATACCGAATCACGCGAGAACACCCGTACACAAACATGTCAGTATCCTCGCTGAGACATGCGTATACTATATTTTTCGAAACAAGCTTTGCGCACAGCATGTCAGCTTCACCGGGAGATTCTATATATGTCATGCCGTAAGCTTGTAGTAATGTTTTTGCATTTTGAATATGATCCGATTTAAGAATAACGAATTTCTTTTTTAACTTATCCATCATGATGCGAATATCTTCGCTTTTTGATGGGATATTAACTGTCGTCTCTTCATCCAATTCTACAGTAGTAACATTGCTGCTCTCATTATCAGATACCACCGCTGCGTCTGACTCAATGTCGTCTAAAATTTGCTTCAAACGGTAATACTCTTCGCGTGCATGTCTTTTTGTTTTTTTTCTAAACTCTATTGTATCATTTTTTTCAACCGGTGGCTTGCCGTCAAATACGAAAATTGGTATTATATTATGTTCTCGAAAAATGGAAATCATTAAATATAAGTTTTCGAGCAGAACATTTTCACTAAGAAATTTGTACAGATATATACTTATGTCAACCGCAATTTTTTTACCCGATAACTCGGACAAATTTATACTCGATATAGATGCTTTGCATTTGTCCTGAAGAAACTTGTTCAACATGCGAATACCCATTTCTTACCTTTTTGTCCCGGCGTATGGTTTAGAGATTATACGAGTCTTGTTTATAATAATATTACATACATATTATATTCATCAATTTTTTATAAGAAGAAATTGATGAATAATTATAACAACATAACTAATATTGTAAAAAAAACATAAGACAGTTTAGCATGGCCTTTACTAGAAAACAAGCAAAGCAACAGAAAGAACAACAAGAACAAAGACAATGTGTACGACAAAATAGTCACCAAATTGATTTTATAGATTCATCCATCGAATGGAGAAAAAATAAAATAAAAAGAGAGAACGGCACTTTCGAATATATTTAAACCCATACCTACACCCATACCTACACCCATACCTATACCTATACCGGTAATGGTACCGAAAGACCGTTATGTAATTCTTTTGAGTGAACATGTAAGTTATTTATTAAAACCCATCCATCACCTTTCCATATAAAAGGTTTTTTAAAGTTGTTAACAGTTTTCCATTCAAATAAATTTTTGGTATAATCTATTTGACTATGTGGATTTTTTTTTCCACATACAACAGTTCCATTATTATGGTACGCATCTTCACCTAATAGAAAAATTCCTATTGCAGCAGCATCAAATATAGACTCACCATATGCACCATAGTTAATATATGCTTCGCATGAAATACCACTATCATACCAATAAATAGGAAGCAAATAAACATCATCTTTATTTAGTTGATAATATCTTTGTAAACAAATCATTTCTGACATAAAATCATTTGACGTACTAATATAGTTCAAAAGATATGATAAAAAATCATTCATACTTTGATATGTTTTTATAAACATAATTCCAGATGAATAGTTGTCTATATTATTAAACATAAAACATAACTCTTTTTTTTTAAATTCATTAACCCACGTTAAAGGATTATCATAAATAAGATTATCTATTTCCATAAAAAAACAATCGGTTAACTCGTATTTTTTCATAAGAGAATGAATTAAAAAAAATCTCTCAAATGTTCTTATAAATAATAACTTTCTATCATTTAATTCATCTATTATCAAAAATTTATTAATATTTTCATTTACAACTGTAACAAAGTTCTCAATGTCGCCTAATAAATTATCATATCTTACAATTTTAACATCATATTTTAAAATTACCGATAAGTATTGAGAATCATAATCGTCTATTATTAAGTATATATCACCATTATAGTAACACCTTATTTGATGTAGACATTCAATTATATATTTTGGTAGTATTCCTATAAATGATAATCCTATAAACATTTATATAGTTATATATAGTTATATATAGTTATATATAGTTATATATACTTATATATTTATACTTTTACCTATGATAAGTACGCATTTATTTATATAAAGTATCACCGATTACCTCCTAAAACTGACATTCGCATAGTACTTAATAGTGTTTCTTCATTTGATGTTTTATTTTCTAATCTTTTTTCCAAACCAACTATCATTTGCAATAACTCACTATTTTTATAATTTTTAGAAATAAACATAATAAAACTGTCTACCGAAGCATCGTCATCTTTAAATTTAAATAAATTTACATTGTTATCGATACACCATAAAATAAAGTTATTAAAATTTGCTATTAAAATAGAAACGATAACATAATAGGCAAATACGTTAGTCTGTTCTTTATATAATTTTTTAACTATGGTATAGTTTTCGTCATTACAGTTAGAAATAATATTATAGTCAAGCCCCATAAAATTCAAAATTTTTACACACTGGAATATAGAAAAAACCGACTCATGTTGAATATTGTCATAAAAAATATTTAAAAACCTTTCTTTTTTATCTATAAAAGTTTTTCTATTTTTCAGAGAAACCAAATGTTGTTTATGTGCATTATTTACGAATTTTTTTCTAGTTGTTAAAGGCGTAAATAGTATACGACTATGCCTATTTAGTTCAAAATATGACTCAAAAAATACATTCATAATTCTTGCCCATGTTTCACAATATGACTCAAATATTTTTATATCCGTCTGAACTGAAAATATAGAGTGTAACTTTTTATTCGCCACCGTTATGTCTAATGTCGAAAAATCCAAACCATAATTATGCATAGTTTCGTGTATTAATACTTTAAACCATTCTTCCCTTCTATATACAATAATTCGCCCGTTCAGTTGACATATATTAGATAGTCCACCATTTACGTGGGATGCACCTATTACGCTACCGGTTTCAATTCCTGCACCGTACATATTGTCACTATCATTGTTTAATTCTAATTCATTTTCTGGTGCATCATAATAATGATACATTTGATTGGACATTTCATCTTTTGAAAAATTAGGAAGTTTTCTTTTAAATGGTGTTAAATAAATTAAACACTCTAAATTTTTTCCACATTGAGCGTTTGAAAATTTTGATAAAAGTTTTAAAAGTATGTATATTTTTAGCACACATTGTTTAAAATATGAAGCTCCTTTTTTTCTGATATTATTCAACTCATAATGACTACTATCAAACAATATAAATTTTACTGTTACACTTTTTCCATCACCTAAGTCACAGTTGTATTCTAATAAAAACGTCGCCTTTTCTTTAATATAATCGGCAATTTTTGGCGGTACATATATACTTTTAAATAATGAAGGATGTAAAACCGCGTTACTTTTATCTAACTTTATAATTTTATGCTTAAAACATGACGAGGTTGCAGTCGATACAGCATTCGACTTAAACATATTATATAGACTATCTACCTCATCATATAAAAATTTAAGTTTATTATTTATTTCTGTTTGTCTAGGGTTATTAGAATTATTAGAAAGCTGTTTCTTGTTAACTTTTCTAATTTTATTATAATTTTTATCGGTAAGTTGCATCATTTTTAAAAAATTATAATCATCATCTTTTACAGGTATCTGTTTTTCCATTTATATTAATATAGTAGTATATTTATTACTAATATAATACTATATTTTTTTAGAATACCTTAAATAATAAGGTATATATTAATAAAGTGACATTTGTATTTACAATTATTTAGTTACTTAAATTACTTATCATGAACAGTTTCAAATACATTTATTCCACCTTTTTTTGTTCTTAACTTAGAACGTACGCGCATTAAATGAATAGATACGGTTGGTGGCTTTGAAAAAACGTAATTTATTAATTTTGCATTATTTGTCATAAGAAGAACTTTAGCAAGGTCCTCATTTTGGTCAAATTTGGCCATAGTTCCATCTTCAAGAATACGAGTATTGCGTCCGTTAAAAAACTCTGGATCTATGTCAACATCGTCAGGGCGAAGAGTAATTTTTTTACCGTCGATTATAGTCTTCGGTACTTTCTTACCGGCAACTTTTGCTAAATCTACATCTTGAGAAATGCGCGACAATATAGAGGTATCATCATAATATTTGCTCTTTTTGTTTGCATCCATCGTAAATAATAAATAAAATTCAGGATGCCGTTTTAAAAATTTATTCGCCTGATAATAATGCTCAACCGAAAGCCAGCGATGTCCATCTAATGTAAAAGGATCGCACCATTCATTTGATATTTTTTTCCTCCAGTTATTTTTACCTTTACCTGTAGCCACAAGAGGAATAAACGCCACCTTATTTTTATTCGATATGTGGTCGCCTTGAGCATGACCCGGTAGTTCATCAGCGGATTTATAATGATAAATTAAAACAATAGATGGATCAAAGTGTGGATTAGCAGTGAGAATATGACTTGCTGATGTACCTCCACCTTGTCCAAGATCTGAACCTTTTCCTATATCCCCTAGACCTAATTCGTGTTGGTAAAAAAGAATAAACTGTGGTATTTTTTGGAATGTACCAGAAAACGACTCAAGATTTCCAGCAGAAGATTCGATACATCTGTTTGCAATTTGAAGTTTAATACAAAATGGAATTTCGGGGAAAGTAAAAATAGCTGTATCGCGATATGTTACTAACTCGTAGTGTAAACCAGTATGTGAAAGAATAATATAGTAGTCCGGATTAATAGTTTCTAAATTTCTTAATTTCGATTTATCTCTCGCATCTGTTGCTTCTGTAGCTCCCATAACCTCCATAGACTTCGCGCTACCCTGCTTCTTATCTTCCTTTAGAAGCATTTCTATCTCTTTGTACCTTTTTTCATCTATATTACTACCACAAACGACCACGTTTGACGAGGTATACGGTTGCCTATCTTTTTCTACATAGTCGCGATATGATAAAACAATAAACTTCACATTTAAAATAAGTTCTAATGTAGCAATAGCCCACTCATCGCCCCAATATTCACTTGTCATTTCTCCTTTTCGTACCACTTCTCTTAATGCTTCAACATTTTTTATGCCCTTCATAAAGTATACGTCACGTATGTACTCTTTATATAGTCGAATCTCTTCTACAATTTGAAGATGTCTTTGTTTATTCATATCAGACTGAAGTTTTAGGGATGTTTTATCGGTTAATGATATACCTGGTTGAGCAGCTCTCTGGGATAGTTCTTCATTATCAGTCACTAGTTTCGCATTTTCATCACGCAATTCTTTTAATGTTTTTGAAAACATTTCGTATCTTTCCTTGTAGTCTAAAAACTGGCTTTCGGTCATAACTGCAGCAAGCATTCTACGTAACTGAATAACACTTATGTCGCTATCGGGTTCGATAGATAAGAAAGCTTGACAAATGGCCATAAACAAACAGTCACCACCTCCTTGGTTTCTAACTACTTTAAAGTTATTATTATGATAGTATGACTGTACCCATGGTTCATCTTTAGTGAGGCGGTATGCTTTATTTTCGGCCACAGATTGTTCAATATTTTGAACAGGAATGTTTTTTCTTTTTAGCGGGACATCGGATAAACGAACGGGTTCAAGAGATGCGCGAATTGCTGCTTGTAATGCTTCGTCGCGTTCATCCTCGTCTTTCCGTCCTTTGTCAAACTCTGGTACAGCTACTTTATCAAGTTGAGAACCAATAGATTGGAGAGATTTAATAGAAAGTTTCTTACCCTTGGTGGAACCTTTAAGAGAATCTTTTTTCTCTACATCTGCGTCGGGATTTTCGACTATATGAACCGCTTGCTGAATAAGCGACTTTTTAACGAACGAAAATAATAAAGGGGAAGGAGCTTTTTCTAGATTTATATCACCCGCATCATCTAATAATGAAGGAACGTCCTCTTGAAACATTTCATACACACCGATTTGTGATACTACCTTATCAGTTTTAATAAGGTAAATAGGATAGTAAACGATATTTTGTGATATATACGTGTTTTTAATATTACCTATACTTATGATTGTGTTAATACCTAAAACAGATGCTTCATATAAAGGAGCTTCATAATTACTTTCTTTCGTATCCGATGGATCCAATGATTTTAGTTCTATATAATTAATACTTGGAACAAGCTTTGAACGCACCATTATAATAACTATACATATTAAATTTATATATTTAATTAATTATAGGTTATAAATAATTATAGGTTATAAATAATTATAGGTTATAAATAATTATAGGTTATAAATAATTAAATATAATATTTTAAATACATATATATTACACTAGATAAAAACAATACAATATAATAACCAATCATGATATCGTGTATTATTATGGGAGGGCTAGGCAATCAGTTATTTCAAATATATACTACGATGGCGCTTTCAATGGAGATGAAGACGAATTTTATTTTTCCGAAAAATAAGTTACAAACGGATAAAAGATCTGATACATATTGGGATAGTTTTTTAAAAGAGTTGGATAAAAATACGAGAGTTATAGATATAAAAAATATGAAATATAATTTGTATAAAGAAAAGGAATTTAAATATAACAAAATACAAATAATGCCTGATTTAATTATAAAGAATGATGGTGTGATGTTATATGGATATTTTCAGAGTTATAAATACTTTGATAAGGAGTATAAAAGCATAGCAAAGTATATAAAGTTGGATGAGTCAAGGTTAGAAGTGAGAAAATTGTATTATAAAAAATATGAGAAAAGCAATGTAATATCGGTTCATTTTCGAATGGGTGACTATAAGAATTTGCAAAACTGTCACCCTATTCTAGGTGAAGACTACTATATAAATAGTATAAAATTTGTTTTGAGTAAAAAACAGAGTATTATAAAGTGGACAATTTTATATTTTTGCGAGGAAGAAGATATGGATGAAGTAAAAAGTAAAGTTGAAAAAATTAAAGCGGAGTGTATAGAATATTTGCGCGAACAGAGATGGGGACAAGGACATGAACTTGAATTTGAAAGAGCTGACAGTGAATCTAAAATGGAAGATTGGCGACAACTATTATTAATGAGTTGTTGTCAATATAATATAATTGCAAATAGTAGTTTTAGTTGGTGGGCTGCATATTTTAATGATAACTCTGAAAAAATTACATGTTATCCAGAAACATGGTTTGGTTTACAACTATCAAATCATAATACAAGCGACATGTGTCCAAAAAGTTGGAATAAAATAAAAAATGTTTAAAAGTGATATATTGGACAAAAAAATAACAATGAACAACTACTTTCTGAGTAGTACTGATATTGGCGTTGCAGATGATGGTGTCATAGACGGTATTTTAGATAAAATAGAAGATATTCCGTTTTGTTTTTGTATTATATGCTGTTGTTGATGAACTAAGTGTGGTTTATCCAAATCTTTCATTATATTTTCATAATTTGTTTTTCTTTCTTCAATGTCGCTATAGTCTTCTCTTTGAACAGCAACAATGGGAGCAAGCATATACCAGTTATGTTGTTTTTGCAACTTAATCCAATATTTGTCAATAGCATATATGATATGTTGGTCGGGTGTTTTCATTAAATTTTCTATACCTTCTCTTATATTATTAATAAGAATGTCGTAATAATTACTTTTTACGATATATCCTGTAGTGGTTTGACAGTGAGATACTTGAATGCATGTGTCGTCTACCTTTCTATAGGGTGGTACATTATTTCCTGCAAGTAGTAAAACATTCCATTTATTATCATGCGAGTCGTCGCCATGCATTCTAAAAAATTTATTTATTCTATCGATGAATGTTTCATTATTTAAAATTAACAAATCATCTTCGCAAATCATAACATAAGGCCATTTGTTATTTTTTGCAATTTGCAAACATTTTAAATGACTCATGCTACAACCAACTCTACCATTTTTTAGTTTAATTGCGTTAAACCTAGTGGGGTTTAAACCAACACCTTTTAATTGACTTTCGATGTGTATTTTTCTATCGGGTCGCGAAGTTAAGTTAATATATAAACAATATTTTATATCCGTAATAGATGTGATTAAAGTTGTATTTACGTTTGATACACTCATAGTATTTTTGAAGTTAATATTTATATTTATATTTATATTTACATTAGATGAATAATAATTTTTATATTATTATTCATGAAATAATATGTTAATTAGTAAAATTATATTTAACTAAGAAAACAAAATGAAAGATGAAAAATATTTATCCTTTTTAAGAGCATCTATTTTTTCCAGCATTTTTCTAAATTTAAATACTATATTATGGTTCTCATAATTTGTCTCAAATAAAATAATTTCTTTTATTAATTCTGGTTTAAGAAGTTTTTTCGTTTTTTTTATTTTATCATCTTTAGTTTTTGATATGGTTATTCCTAATCCATTATTGTTATTTTTAATAATGTTATAATAATTAGCAAGATGTGTTAGCATTTTCATGTTATAGTTCACTGAATAATCGACTTCTAATGTATATGAATTTTCTATAGTGTATTTTGTTTTTATTTCATCCATTGTAATGTTGTAAGAATTTTCAGTGTCGTTATCGTTATCGTTATAGCTGTCGATGTCATTTGAGGACGATGATGAGGTGAAGTGTGTTTTGGAATCTTCAATACCATCATATATAGGTGTATCACATTCTATTTCATTTTTTTCGGTTATTATACAGTCGTGAGCAAATAATAATTCATCATAACTACTATCTGCTCTTTTTAATTCTTTTCGTGGCTTACAACCGTCGTCAGAGTTATCGGATTCAGTATCATATAAATCGGGATTAATCGACTTATGGTTATTTTTAACTTCGAGCCAAAGATTATTAATTCTTTCCCATTCTTTTTTATTTTTCTCTTTTACTGTATTATCGACTAAAAATTGAAACATAATAATAAATGACGTTTAGTATCTTTCCTATTATTATGTTTATATAAATATTTATATTTATATTTTTATTATCCTCCTAATTAAAGTTAAATATAGTCAAGTATAGTTAAATATAGTTAAGTATAGTTAAAAATTAAGATGAGGATGAAGAAATTTCTTCAAAAATATCCATATGCTTAAAAATAGTTTTATTAGTTATACTAGGATATTCCTTCATTTTTGGTTTTAAAATGGTAACAAATTCAATATTTTTAACAATATTTTCCCAGGATGATTTAGTTTCATCTTTGCCTAAATAATCCTTTGACTTAGTAATGATAATAAATAAATTTTCAGTCAATTCTTCTACTTCGTTTGATTTTTCAGGTTTGCGTAAATAACTTGAAATAAGTGTTTGAATTTGTTTTATAATTTCAATAATTTCATCCCCACCAATAATATGGTTTATCATCAAGTTAACAACAAATAAACTCATAGCTCTGCGTTTATCATTTGTTTTAGTGTACTCGCAAAATTTGTCATAATTTTTCTTAGGATCAACAAACTCAATCGACTCAAATAAATTCATAAACTCCTTAAAATTATCCTCAAAAATCTTTTTAAATATATCAAAGTCGGTCATCAAAGACTTAAATAATCTAGCATACAGTGCTGAGTAAAAACTATTTGAACTAGCAATATTAAAAATGGAGTACCCAATCTTCATCATATTTTCATGAGATGTATCATGTTCAATTAGTTGCGAAATTTCTGCCTTAATATCTTTCGTCATTGCATCCTCGTTAGCATCTGTAATCTTATTCAAATAACCTCTAATATTTTCGACATTCTTTTGAATACCTTCACTAACATGTTTTTGAGTCGTTTGAAAAGCACGTATTACTTCCCAATCATCATCGGTTATTTCAGATGGTTTATTTTTATTTTTCTTAAAACTTCCACCGCCGCCACCACCACCGCTACCAATACCACCGCTACCAATACCACCACCGACAACATTCGTAGATCGGTGTTCCTTCTTTAAAAATATAGGAGTTTTTATATACGTGGGAGCCCCCACTTGTTCAGAAAGTTTAGATATTATATCTAACGTTTCTTGAGACAAATTACATAAAAATCCTGCATTTGTAATATCTTCATAATCTAAAATACTATACTGTTTTGTAATTTTCACCGGAGAAGTAGTAGCCATAAAATCCTAATATTATATATTAACAATTGTTTATATCTATTTTATTATAATATTAATTTGTATAATATTTTACAAAATAATCATATACATATATACATATATACACATACACATACACATACACATACACATACGCATACGCATATACACATAAAAGTGTTTACTTAAATAAGATATGTTGTAATAAATATATAAAATATTTATTTGATAAATACTTAAATGTATAAGAATATATAATATAGAATGTCAGGAAAATATCCCCCAATGAATCGTAATAATAGATATAATAATAGTAATAATAGTAATAATAGTGGTAATAATACAAACAAGTATAGAAATGATGACTCGAATAAAGGTGCGGGTACAGGTGCAAGCGTAGGCCCTGGGTCTGGGTCTTCATTTATGGGTAATCATGATAATGGTGGTGGTAACAGGTACGACAATCGTCGCCCTAACAGAAACAATTCAAGAAATGACAATGGAGGGGGTTTGAATGAAAACCAAAACCAAAACAGTGGTTTGAATATAAATAGGAATGAGGTTATTCCAAAGACGGAGAGTGATAATGTGGTTGATGGCGAGACAAATATACCTAATCAAGAGGATAGTAGTTATACTCCAAAAGAGTTTGATAAGTGGGAAGATTTGGAAGGTGTTATAAGCGAAGAGCTTATGCGAGGAATTTATGCTTATGGGTTTGATATGCCTAGTTTGATTCAAAGAAAAGCTCTTTTCACTATTTTTGATAAAAAAGATATTATTGCACAGGCTCAATCTGGAACAGGTAAGACGGGTGTTTTTACTATAGGTGTATTGCATAAGGTAAACACTGAAGTAAATAAAACCCAGGCAATGATTTTGGCGCCAACGCGCGAACTTGCAAAACAGATTTATGATGTAATTACGTCAATCGGATCGATGATTAAAAACATCCGTTTTCATCTTCTTATCGGAGGAACTTCAACAGACGAGGATGCTCATCAGCTAAAGACCATTATGCCTCATATAGTTGTAGGGTGCCCGGGGCGTGTATATGATATGATGCGTAGAAATCACATTGTTTCTAAAGATATTAATTTGCTCGTGTTAGATGAGGCAGATGAGATGCTTTCGGTTGGGTTTAAAGACCAGATCTATAATATTTTTCAGTATTTGAGTGCTGATATTCAGGTTGGTTTATTTAGTGCAACGATGCCGAATGAGTTACAGTCTCTTACTGATAAGTTTATGCGTAATCCTGTACGTATTTTGGTGAAGTCTGAAATGCTTACCCTTGAAGGTATCAAACAGTATTATGTTGCTCTTAATGATGATAATCAGAAATATGCAACACTAAAGGATATTTTTAATATTATTTCAATGTCACAGTGTATTATTTATTGTAACAGTATTAAAAGAGTAATGGACTTGACAGATGCAATGATTAATGATGGATTTCCGGTATGTTGTATTCATAGTAATATGGATAAGTCTAAACGAGATGAAGCTTACACGGATTTTAAGGCTGGTAAACACCGTGTTTTAATTTCTTCAAATGTGACATCGCGTGGTATAGATGTACAACAAGTGAGAACAGTTTTGAATTTTGATTTGCCGAAGTGTATATTTAACTACTTGCATCGTATTGGGAGGTCTGGTCGCTGGGGTAGGAAAGGTACAGCTATTAACTTTGTTACTAGGTGGGATATTAAGACTATGAAAGATATTGAGAGACATTATCAGACTATTGTGGAGGAGTTGCCTTCAAATATTACGATTGATTGATGTAGAGAATAGTAGAATAGTAGTACGGTTAATACAATAATAAAATAAATTCGTATATTTATTTTATTAATTATATTTTAAGATATAAATATGTTTGATCTTGAAAAATATTTAACAGAACTGAAAAATGAACAGATAAAGAAGCTGGAAGCTTTGAATGGAAATATTTGTAATACTAATACATGCGATAGTGGTAGTGGTAGCGGTAGCAATACTACTAATAGTGGTAAAACAAAAGATGCATCAAAGGTAAAAGCAACATCATCATTTAAGTTTCCTATATCATATTTAGAGAACAAAGAAGAAATTAACGAGAATATAATAAATGATTTAGAATTAATAGAATCAAAAGACCCCGATGGAAGTTCAATGTATAGCCATATTTTTAAACCCGAATCAATATTTAGCAAAATGTTTTTAAATGAATGGAGTAAATATTATACGACAGACGTAAACTTTTTAAAGGATTCGCAGGTGTTTTATAAGGCTTATGTTAACCAATATGATGGCGACTTAAAGAAGCCTATAAAAATTACCACAGGCGATAACGAAATAGATGTAGACCCTCATGATATTTTTGAAAAAATAGATAAGTTATGGATTGATATTGCAGGGGATAAAAATTTCAAGCAACGCTTCAACTATATTGAAATTCCTATTTTAGATAGACTTAATAAGTCACCAGGATTTTTACAAATACTTAGTCTTTATAATCTTACTTCTCCTGTGATTTCTCTTCTTTCGCCACTTATATTATTAGTTATACCATTCTTTCTTCTTAAATTTCAAAAAGTAGATATTACTATCACGGGATATATAGCAACACTTAAGAGAATATTTGCTACACACCCCATTGGTAAAATGTTTTCTTTACTAGACTTTTCAAGTATGCCCTGGGATAAGAGAATATATGTTTTGATGTCATTTGTATTTTACGTTATTCAGGTGTATCAAAATGTAATATCATGCTATCAATTCTACAAAAATATGATTTTAATTCACAAAAATATTTTTATTCTTCGCGACTATTTTAGATATACTATTCGAAATATGACACACATTATAAGTATTTCGTCTTCATTGGAAACATATAGAAACTTTGCAGAGGACCTTAATGCTAATAAAGATAAACTAGAAAAACTCTGTAAAGTATTTGATAAAATTAAGCCTTTTAGTCTATCATTTGGTAAGATGCTTGATATTGGTAAAATTATGAAACTAAATTATGAGATATTCGTGGATAATGATATTAAGAAATGTGTAGACTATAGTTTTGGATTCAATGGATTTTATGAACATGTAGACCACTTAAAATGCATAATTGATAATGGTAGAATAAATATGTGTTCTTTTATTGACAGAAGCATCGAGGAAGAAGAGGTACAAGAAGTACAAGAAGAAAAGAAAGACACTAAAGAAGAAGAAGTTAAAGATGTCAAAAGACATAAAAAGGATAAGTCCAACAAATCGAACAAATCGAATAAATCGAATAAATCCGAAAAGTCAACTACATCAATGGTATCTACAAAGTCAAAGGATACTGAATGTTCACAAAGTAATACAAAACCTAAAAATGTTACAACATTTAAAAATTTATACTATCCTCCACACGAAAGTCCTGTGAAAAATAATGTAACAATAGATAAGAAAATTATAATTACAGGACCCAATGCAGCGGGTAAAACTACAGTTATTAAGTCAACATTGATGAATATTATATTATCTCAACAGATAGGTTATGGCTTTTATGAGAAAGCTGAAATTAAGCCATATGACTACTTACATTGCTATTTGAATATTCCTGATACTTCTGGTCGGGATAGTTTATTTCAAGCAGAATCTAGAAGATGTAAAGAAATTCTAGACTGTTTAGAGAAAAATCATGACAAAACTCATTTTTGCATATTTGATGAATTATACTCTGGTACAAATCCATATGAAGCAGTTGCAAGTGCCTATGGATACATACATTACTTATCTAGTAAGAAAAATGTAGATTTAATGCTAACTACACATTATATTGAGTTATGCAAGAATTTGAAATCAAATAATAGAGTTAAGAATTACCATATGAGTGTAAACATGTTGAAAGATCATAATGTAGAATACTTGTATAAATTTAAAAAGGGAATATCAACAATTAAGGGAGGTATAAAAGTTTTATATGATTTAAAATATCCAGAAGAAATTATTAAAAATACTAAAAAAATTCTTGGGTCCATGTAATTAAGGAAAGGATGTCTAAAATAAACAAATAAACAAATAACAAAATAATGAAACAGTAAAAAATAATAAAATAAGATTAAGCGTTAAATATTTTATTTTTATTTATGTATAAAAATAAAAGATGTCCTTATTTAATTCGCAAACTATTTTCAGTATATTAATTTCATTATTGATTGGTATTGGTTTATACTACTATGTAAAATACAAATACCGTGTTTTAGAACTTACTCAGCGCGAACAAGCAAAAGTGTTGCAAAGTGTAATAATGGCTATGAATAATAATAGTGAAAATATGATGAATATGGCTCGTGGTAAAAGCCAAGAAGAAATAATATCAGACGCCATTACCAATGATACCAAACGGTTTCGTCAGGTGAATTCAAATAATGAGCTGATTGATGTTTCTGACGATAGTGATGGTGGTAGCGAGAGCGAGAGTGATGGTGGTAGCGATAGCGATAGTGGTAGCGAGAGTGGTAGCGAGAGTGAGAGTGAACGTGAGCATGAACACGTTGAAGAAGAGCAAGTTAGTGATAATACTACAAGAAAAATCTTATTTACAGGGAATAATGAATCACATGTAGTAGAACATTTAGATGGTCCTGATGTAAAAGTAATTGAGTTAACTCATCCTTTGTACCCCAAGAATAGCGGTGAACAATATAATGGCGAAGATGGCGAAGACGGAGAAGATGACGATGAAGATGAAGATGAAGATGTAGAAGATGAGGAAGATAGCGATAGCGAGTCCATTGCATCAGACATTGATGGACCTCATGAGCCTAGTCAAGAAGATGAGAACCATGAGGTTCGTGAGATTAAGGGAAATGTTGCTATAAATGATGTTAATAGTCAAATAATGGATTTAGAAACAGATAATATCTCAGAAGTTATTTTAACAGGTAACGATAACTCTTTAGATAATATTTCTGTAAAAGCGGTTTTTAAAACTAAGGATTCTGAAACACATTCTGATTATAATTCAATGAATGTACAGTCTCTTAGACAACTTCTTAGAAACAAGTTGTCGAGCGAAGGTTCACATATGAGCGAAGCTTCTATTAACAAGTTAACAAAGAAGGACCTCATTAAATACTTATCCTAACTAGAAGAATAAATATATATAAAATTAATAATATTAATATGAATTATAACGTTAATATTATTTTTATCTAGTTTTAGTATATATTATACAATCATATAGTAAATGTCTTGGGCTACTTGTTACGCCGGTTCAAATAATATTCACTTTAATTTTCCCCCCATTATGATGGATGGTCGCAATTACACAACATGGCAGCCAGGTGCCGCCGTGAATGAACAAATACGCGAAAATAACAATATAACTTCAAACTGGGACTACAGAACATACTTACAAAAGAACGCTGTTAAAATTATGGAAGCAAACTCTATAACATCCTGTAACAACTGTGGAGCGTCTCCTACTATGTATACGGGACCTCAAAACCCTGTAGTACAGTCAACTACACCATATGTTTTCTCGTCTGCACTTGATAGTAGTCAACCATTTGGTTACGAAACGAGTGATCTTAAAAATGTCTACCTTTCTAGATACGAACTTCAAAGTCGCATGATGGCTCCGGCTCTTACTCAGTATCAATATTTGGTTGACGGTCTTCCTAAATCGAAGTAAATGCGAATAATGTTTTACTTTTATAAGTTAAAATATTTTTTACCCGCTATATAGTTAAGCCCTTTCTGTATATTATCAATCTCGTAAATAAAAACCAGTGCAACAAATGTCGACGTAATACAGTCTATCGTGTAGTGATTTCTAGAAGCACATATTAACATAAACCCTAGAACATAAACAATAAGATATAATAACCAATATGCTGACCCATAGCATCTGTAAATAAGTCCCAACTGAAATACAATATTTATAAAATGTCCACTAATTCCTAGATTATTACATGAACCCATATTTAATACGGTTTTAAAAATGTCTGACCCATATGTACACGTCTTACTGCTATCGGGTAAAGTAGTAGAGACAAAGTAAATATATGTAATTAAACGCATTAGTAGAAATACGAAAAAATAAAAAATAATATACTGGTATTTACCATTTATAATAAAAATAACTACAAAAATAAACATAAAAAATGAAATGAATAAGTCACTTACTACGTCTAAATTTCGAACTATTGGTATACTTTCCTGTATAATATCTGGAATTTTTACTTTGTTAATTGCTGTGCCTTTTTCATACGAGTATTTGTTCACCTTTTTTTCTATAAAACAACATACCATAAACAATATTATAAGCGCACATGCTATTTTAAAATATGTATTTTTTATCATTTCAGATAACAACTAGTTATTATTAGTTATTATAATAATGTTAGAATAAAAAATAAATATAAAACTATATTTGTTGTAATTACATATATATATATGGAATGAAAACAGTTATTAGTTTCGATGTAGGTATGAAAAATCTTGCATATTGTTTATTTCAAATTGGTGACAGTAATAGTAGTGATAATAGTTTAACAGACTATAAAGTACTACGATGGGAAGTTATAAACTTGTGTACTCCTATAGTTAAAAAATGTACTAATGGTGGTTTGCAAGGATGTATTGAGGTTGCAAAGTATTGTAAAACGTTTAAGAATGATGACCAGACGTCAAGCGATGAAAATGAAAATGAGGAATCAGTAATAATTGATTATTATTGTAGTAAACATGCAAGAAAGTGTAAATTTAAAATACCACCTAGTGAACTTGATATTAAAAAAGTAAAAAGTAAAAAATTAGTGGATATTAAGAGCATTATTGAAAAGTATAATATAGGAAGTATTTTTGATAAATCTCTCGAGGCTCAAACGTCTCAAACATATAACGACCCTCAAGAACCCATAGTTATTACAAAGAGACAAAAAAATAACAAAGAGCAACTGATAGATATGATACAAAATGAACTAGATAATAACTATTTAGAAAATATAGAAAACATACGCGCTGACCAGATTGATTTGCTAACACTTGGTAGAAATATGATGACAGAGTTAGATAAGTTTATATCTCCTTATACATCTACATCTATATCTACATCTATATCTACGCCTGAAAATGTAAGAGATGCAACAGACTCGAGAGATTTAGGAAAAATGGGAGGGCTGGAAAAATATAAAATAGATATTGTAATTATAGAAAATCAGATTAGTACAATCGCAAGCAGAATGAAGACGCTTCAAGGTATGATAGCACAATATTTTATAATGAGAGGAACACCATGTATAGAATTTATTTCTGCAGCAAATAAATTAAAAATGTTTATGACTAAAAAGAAAACGACATATACTGAACGGAAAATAGAAAGTGTAGAAGTAACAAAGGACTTGTTAGAAAAGTTACCTCAGTTTGAAAAATATAGAGGATGTTTAGAGAAAAATAAAAAAAAAGATGACTTAGCTGACTGTTTTTTGCAAGGAATATACTATCTTACACTAAAAAAGATGATAGACATTGAATTATAATATATTTCATTCATTTAACTATAGATATTTAATTATAAACATTTAATTACGATTATTTAATTATAAACATTTAATTATAAATATTTATAATGCGCACAAACTTAAAATTAAAGTTCTAAATTATAAATAATATGGCTGACGAAATCATTGATCTTGGAAACTTATCAGAATTTGATAATAGTTTTATGGGAGGGAATAAAAGTGGAGGTGGGGGTAGAAGTAATTCAAAAAGCGTAAACTTTGGTGGAGGTTTAGAGCTTTTAATGAACGACAAGTTAAAATCCGGTAACAAAAATAGTGGAGGAGATGGAAATATTGACTTAGACGATTTGAATGAACTAGAGGATGAGTTAAATGAACTATCCGACTCTATAAATCCTAATAAAGTAACTAAAAATTTTAAGTCTGATTTTTTTAGTGGCCCCAATATAAAATTAAACAACTATGATAATAACGATGACCAGAGTGATGGTGGGTATTCGGAATCTAAGCATAATCTCGGGGGAATAAGTGGACCACCTATTGGTGGAAGTAATACAAGTGGTATTGGTGCATCAACTGCAAATACTGACCCTGATAAAAAAACATGGGATGGATTTGGTAAATTTAGTAATGTACCTATGAATCCCGATGCTCCTCTAGATGCGGCGCCGCAAATGTCAAAAGAAGAATTACTTCGCGAGAAATTTAAAATTCTTCAGAAACTAGAAGAACTAGAGACAAAGGGGGTTCGTCTTACGAAAAAATATACTATGGAATCTTCTCTTCTTGAAATGAAGGGGGAATATGAAACACATGTAGAAGAAAGAGAAAAGAAAAACAGTATTAAATTTCAACAAAAGTTGCTTATGACGGCGATTACAGGTATAGAGTTTTTAAATAACAAATTCGACCCATTTGATTTGAAGCTGGATGGTTGGTCGGAACAAATCAATGAAAACGTGGATGACTACGATGATATTTTTGCGGAGCTACATGAGAAGTACAAGTCAAAAGCAAAGATGGCGCCTGAATTGAAGTTGCTTTTTCAACTTGGCGGAAGCGCGATTATGCTTCATATGACAAATACTATGTTTAAGTCTGCTATGCCTGGTATGGATGACATTATGAGACAAAACCCTGAACTGATGAAACAGTTTACAAGTGCTGCTGTAAATACCATGTCACAGTCTTCACCGAATTTTGGTAATTTTATGGGAGATATTATGGGTGGTATGGGTGGAGGACAGCAGCAACCGCCCAGCAACTTTAATAACCAGAGACCTCCTCCTCCGCCTGTAGCAACCAAAGGTCCTAACTCGATTCCTCCTCCTAGAAGAGAAGGTGATATTTCAAACCGTCCTGATTTAAATTTTGGGAGAGGTAATATGAATGATGGTGTAAATCTGTCTGAAAATTATATAAATCCTTACGAGTCAAAGCCGGTGCGTGGTGCCCCTCCACCTCTTCCTCAAAATCCGCGACCTGAAATGAGAGGACCATCAGATATTAATAACATTTTATCAGGACTAAAGACTAAGAATGTAAATATCACACAGGCATCTACCGGTGGTGCAAGTGCAAGCGCAAACCAAGCTTCTGAGGATAAAGGAAGTACAATTAGTATCTCAGAGTTGAAAGACTTGCAAAATGAGAATATGCCGAATAAGACGAAACGCAAACCTAAGTCTGAACGCAACACTATAAGTTTAAATATCTAAGTATATTAGTTAATAAAAATCATTTCAATGACATAGTACAATTCTTATAATATAATATTTAGCACTATAGTAATATAAATAAAATATAGTATTATATTATAAATCTAAATGTCTGATTCCGTAAACTCTTTAAGCTTTAGCGATTCTAGTCCCGAAGAAAAACTTAGACTTGGTAAGACTATAGGCAAGGTCATTAGTGTTGCTGGTAAAGTTCTTCCTGTTGCATCACAGTTTGTTCCGGCTCTTGTTCCTATCAACGTCGCAGTACAAGCAGGAAAGCAAATTGCTCAAGTTCTTAAAAAATAATTAGGTAAATATTAAACTAATTAAAGCAAAGATTTTTAATAATAATTAAATTAATATTAAATTAATATTAAATTAATGTTAAATTAATATAAATAAAATATTTATTTATATTATAATATGAACTCCTCCAATTTTTCTAGCGATTCTGCCGAAGCGAAGTGTCTCCGTATTCCCTCATATTCGCAGATTAGACCACACCTTGTTCAACCTGCGAAAGATGCAATCAAAGTCATTAATAGTCTCGCTCCAGCAATCTCCGCCTTTCGTAAATAAAATTACGTGCCTGGAAAATCAAGTTACTTAAGTTGCCCAAGTTGCCCAAGTTGCTCAAGTTACTAAAAATAATTAGGTAAATATTAAAATAATTAAAGTAAGATTTTTATATAAACATTATATTACATTAATATTTATATAAATGATATCTATCATAGCTTTAGTCGATAATAAAAACAATCATAATACAGATAAAGCATTTGATGACTCGATTACTTCTATTATAAATCAAACTTATAAAGAATGGGAATTAAAAATTGTATTATACAATATAAACGAAAATGATGCATGCTTTATACAAAATTATAAAGATATCGACGAGAGAATAGATATTATAAAGTATTTTCAAAATGAAATAAATACACCATCAAAGGCTATGATAAAAGTAGCATCCGATGAATGTAAATACAACTATATTGCTGTTTTATTTATTAATGATGTATGGGTTACTAACAAATTAGAATTGACTGTAGACACGCTTTTAAAGTATCCTAGAATAGATGTATTGGGGAGCGAAAGTATATATCAGAATGAAAAATCAGGTATTCCTGAAGGGGAACTATACAAGATCAATATATTTAAAATAAATCCTTACGTGAACTCGAGTGTAGTTATTAAAAAAAATATTTTAAACTATTTAGAAGTAATAAGTGAAGACTTGGCTTTGGAAATTAATGCGATATTCAATGTATTATGGGTTCAGTTAGCAATTCAACAGTGTTTCTTATATAATATTAGCAATATAACCGTAAAGCATAATGATAATTCAACATTTTCACACTATAAAGAATACTACAATACTGTAGAGTTCAAAAGAGTATTAGACTATTATACTTCTAACTATATAAGAGTTAAATTTTTTAGCGACTATTGCGTATCGGGACACTGCAAACAGGAGTATGAGAGAGCGTGCCTTGTTCAAAATATAGAATACTACGGCAAAACTAAAAAAATATATTTTACGACAAGCGAAACGTATACACATGTGATTATATTGAACTGTCCTACGCCACCAAATTTACAAGTATCTGCTAGAAATGTTATAGGATTCGCTCAAGAACCACACGATACGCCGTTTTTAAAAATCTATCAAAATAATTTTATAGAGTATGCTATTAAAAATATAGGAAAGTATTTTATTGGTTCAGTTGATAAATTTCCAACACCCACATTTGCAGGATACCATGGTTTTTTATTTTATGAAACACCGAAAGCTTTGCCTTTTACGCCAAAAAAATCAAAACTAATGTCAATTATGGTATCACATAAAACATATACACCTGGTCACCAATATCGTCATGCAATTGTTCGTCATATTTTAAAATATAGATTGCCGATAGATATATGGGGTAATGGTGCGGATAATTATAAACTTGAATTCCCTAATAGTAAAAATATCATGGGTGGTTTTAAATCTATGGAAGAGATGTGTAAGGATTATTTATTTACGATTGCAATTGAGAATACAAGCCACGACCACTACTTTACTGAAAAAATAATAAACCCTTTTATAAACAACACGGTTCCAATATATTGGGGCTGTAAAAAGGTTGATGAATATTTTCCCAAACATACAATTCGACTTACCGGAAATATTAACAGAGATGTTATTATTATTCATACTGTATTAAGAAACCCGAATAAGTATATAAATGAATACAAAATAGACCAAGAAATGGTATTAAATAAAGTGAACCTTGTTAAAAATATTGAAAAAATGTTTATTGAGAATTCCTTAACTGAACAGGATAATCAGTTATAATACCGTCAACTCCATATTCAATATTTTGTTTTAATGCTATTATATCATTTATTGTCCATGGTAAAACTTCAAAACCATTTTCATGTAATTTTTTAACAATTTTTTTATCTATTAATTTATAATCGGGGGATATTATTTTAACACCTAAATTTTTTGAAGCATTGATCAAGGTATCGATATTTGGTAGCTCGTCTTCTATTAAGTATGATGTTTTTATGGTTGAATCGATTTCTTTAATATATTTTAATGCTCTTACGTCAAAAGATTGTATGATAACATCATTTGTTATATTATATTTATGAAGTAATTTTACTAGGGTACTGGAAAAATGATATACTTCATTATCGGCATCTAGAGACTTTTCAGTTTTTATTTCAATATTCATCAATATTTTTTTATGTTTGTAGTCTGTTTGAAGTAGATTAATCAACTCTATAAACGTAGGAATTTTCTCACCTGGGATAGTTTGTTGATTTGGGAATTTTATATTTTTTTTAGAACCACAGTCATATTCTTTTATTTCTTTTAACAATAGTGATTTTATAGGTTTACTAACGCCGTTACAAATTTTTGTATTTATATTTTTGTCATGGTAAATTATGATTTCATCATCTTTTGTAATTTGAAGGTCTAATTCTATAAAATCGATATTGTTTTCTATTGCATGTTTAAAAGCATAAAGTGTATTTTCGGGAAAATCACCGCGCGATCCACGATGACCATGTATTTGTATTTTTATTTTTTTATTTTTATTTTTATTAATTACATAGTAATCATACAGTCGTAATAATACGATTATACAAATAGTAGAATAAATTTTTATACGATTATATACCATAAAATTATCAATATTTCTGGATAAATGATACGATAAATCGTAAAATTTTTTTATTTTATTTTTACATAAGTTATTTTCAACGGTTGTTAAAAAACATGTATTACTTGTAGATGTCCATGAAAATATAGAAACAATTAGTATAATTAACATAACCCATAAAATAGAAATAGGTGCTAAAAATCCATAAAATATAAAATATATACACAAATGGTGCAAAGAACGAATTATTTCTCCTAGTAAAGAATTACACGATTTATCATTAACTATTTGAACTATATAAGATAATGTAAATACAACCCCGCCAATTAAAAAAAATAATATTCTATAACCTTTTGTATTGGATAAGTCATTAAATTTTGATATATAGTTAAGCATATAGTAAAACGAGTTATATATAATAACTCAATATTATATATAATAACATATAAAATCCGAATTACATCTGCTATGTCTGTGATGTTAGAAAAGATGCAAATGATAACCAAATAACATATGGTATAAAACTGTACCCTGCAACATTATTAATAGGGAAAAATAGTATTGTAATAACTAGCGCGAAAATGGCTAAAAGTATTAGGGTTACCGTAGCAAAAAGTTTATCAGGGTAATAGATAAAATAGGGCCACCAAGCCATTACTAGTAGAACCTGAATAGCATATAAAAACAAATAAAATTGCTTAGTACTCATATTAATATTGCTACTATTCCATATAAGATAAGAAGAATACCCTAGCAATAAATATAATATTGGCCATACAACACCAAATAACCATGAAGGAGGATTTAAGTAAGATTTTACTTTTGGAATTCTTTTACGAGATACAAAGTATCCTGAACCTAACCCTAAGATGACTGGAGCAGTTAATAAAATGTAAGATATAATGCTGTTGTTGTTTTTAGACATTTTACTTTTACTTTTACTTTATGTTAACACTATAGTATATAAAAATATTATATATTTTATAAAAATATTATATACTTTATAAAAATATTATATACTTTATAAAAATATATAATTTATATAATTTATATCGTAAATGAGTTATAAATAATTTATAATATTATTTAGATAAAATAACACTAATAATAAATAAATAAATATGGCTAGCAATGATAATAATATATTACTAATAGAAACTATTCAGCAAAAATCTAATAATAATCCAATGACAGATGATATAAATAACTATGATTTTAAAACAGTTTGTATTAAAGAACGTGTTTTTTTAAAAAGAGAAAAATCTTGTAATATATTTTTATTACAGTTTAACTTAGAGAATAAAAATAAAAATTTACACGATATCATAAACATTAATATGTATACTCTACTTTATAATTTAAATAAAGATAACTTTGAAAAAATAGAAATAAAAAAATGGATTTCATCAAATGAAGTAGAAGTTCTTTTTTTGTTTAAACCTTTTGGAAAAGATTTAGGTATTAAACCAAAGTATATGTACATAAAAACTGTAGCAGATTTTAAAAATGAAAAACATATATATACAAGCTTTGATATTGACTATCCTAATATGAGCGAGTTAAGTAAATATGAAAGGATTAAAAATACTATATCTACTATGGTTATAAATTTTGAGTCAGATTCGAAAATAAACGTATGCTACATGTTCAAATTTGAACTATTTCACTCACTACCAATATACATGGAAAATATTTTAGGTCTTACTATGAAAAAAATGTTTTTAAGTTTAAAAAATTTCATAGAAATGGTATAATAATTATAAATATATAAAGATTACAATACATAATACTATTATAACATATTATTATGTATCAAAGAATAAAACAATCTATTTATCCCGAATATACAGAAGATTCTGAACAGTTAGAAGATGTAAAAGTTGATAACTATACGAGTACTCCTGATGAAGGTGAACACGAAGACGCAACTAAAAAAATTAGTATTTCAAATAAAATATCAAATATTTTTAGTTATGTTTTTAAAACTGTTCCACTATACTTAGTATCAGGTGTATCTAAGTCGTGGTTTATAACATGCTGTTTTAGTATATATACAAGACATTACTTGATATACAAACTATCAAAAAAAACACCCGTAGATTATAACAATATGGTAAAAAATATAGCTTCAAAAATGTCAGAGAAAAATATATTTTTTACGAAAATATTCCAAGCTTTTGCAAATAATAATAACTTAGTTGATAAAGATTTATTTCACCACTTTATTGCATATACCGATAGTGTCAAGTACGATGCAAATGAAGTCGACTATAATGGATTATATGACCTTATAAATATCGCCAGAAAAAATGGCGATGAACTTTTAATTGAAAGTGAAATTCCAATTAAGTCTGGTAATATTGCGCTAGTATATAATGGAAAGTTAAACGGAAAAAATGTTATTATTAAATATCGTCGTACTAATATTGTAGAAAAGTTTAATAAGTCAATAAAAGAATTAGAGTTGCTAGTAAATATATCTAAAAAAATACCATACCTACGCGACTTAAATATAAATGACCTATTTGAAGAAAATCGCGAAATAATGACAAACCAATTAAACTTTTTAAATGAAGTAAAACATATTAACATATTTTATGAAAAATTCAAAGATGTACAAAATATTTGTATACCAAACGTATATTCTTACTTTACTCATGAAAACCCATGTGCTATTGTAATGAGCAAATTAGAAGGTACTCGAATAGAAAATATTTTACACGAAGATAAACATGAATATTCAAAAATACTATCACGGTTTAACTTAAAATGCGTTTTTTATGACGCAATATATCATGCAGATTTACACTCAGGTAATGTTATTTTTATGAAAGAAAATATTACATGTAAAGATGATAATGATAATGGAATAGTACAAACTGTATTAAAAATTGGTATAATAGACTTTGGAATTATAGGAACAATGACAAGAGAAGAACAAGACGTATTTTTCACATTTTTTAAAATTCTTGTTAGTAAAAATCATATAGACTTATCAAAATTTATTACCGAAAGTCTATCTGAAAAAATAGATAACTCCAAATCTACTATTTCTGAAGGACATAAAAATATACTAATTAATCAAATTTCTACGATATGCAATGATGTATTAAGTAATGATACGAAGTTTTTTGGCGGCGAAGAAATATATGAGATAAATAAAATATTAAAAACACAGAATTTACAGTTTTCAAAATTTTTTTGTAGGGTTGAGCTAGCAATCGCAATTTCAGAGAATGTATGTAACTCTCTAGCAACAAATTCATCATATATTGAACAAATGATGGTAGCATTCAAAGACATTTTTGGTAATGAAATAGATGATTTATTGTAGTCTATGCAAGCATTGCTAATAATATTATATTATATTATGTTATATTATATTATTGTATCATTATATATAAAAATATAACTACTGTTATGAATGTTAATATAATTAAAACTATTATTTTTTTCATTATAGCTATTTATATTATCATTTATATTAATAAATATTATATTGAAACATACAACACTATTCAAAAAAGTACTAAAAAAAATTTAACTGCACATCCTGAATATATTTATATATATGTTCCACTCTTATTTTTTATTGCCTCAAAAGCGATACTATTTGGACATTCAGATGGTTTCTTTGAATTATATATTCAAAAAATGGAAAATAGTGTAAATGATCACGAGGACGCATACTCTAAAACAGGTTATTTTACGGGATTCATATCAGTTATAGCAATTTATATATTTTCTCTACTAAATACTTCATCGGGGTCAGCCTTAGGCGATGAAGGTGTAGTTATTTACTTTTCTATATGTTTAATTATGTATTTTTATTTCAAATTTAAAGACATTATAGGGTTAAAAAATGTGTATACTGAAACATTAATTAATTTAGGGTATGCAATAGGTCTTATGTTAGTATTTGGTTCAATGATATCTACATTATTTTTTATACTTGAAACCATGGTAATTAATAAAAATGTAAACTTCCTTTCAATATTTGGTGTAATAGTATGCGCAATTCCGTTTATTTACTACTTAGTAGGTGAAAAAGAAGTTCTGATAAAAATAGATAAACTTTCATTCGATATTAAAAATATTGGATATGTTGCTTTATTTTCATTATTAATCGGAATAATATCATTCATAATTCTTAAGACTATGGTAGTTTTATTTAACTATGTTATAAGATCAAAATTTAATAACTTGTATACTATAATATTTGGTTTTATTATTGCTTTTATTATTAAAACAATAGGATTTCTCACATTACATGAAGGTCATAGCGGATTGAATGAATCATTTCAAGCTGTATTTAATCAACAAAAAATAAAAAAACTAGAAAGTGAAAAAAATTATGATGAACTTGAAAAATTGAAAAAATTAGAAAAGGAAGGAAAATTTACTACAATAAATAAACTTGATTTTAATATGACTATTGGTAGAATAATAAACTGTATTATCTCTATCGGTTCGGGGTTAACAGGCGATCTTATGATTCCTTTCCTGACGTTTGGGTGTGGATTCGGTTCAATACTACATAAATACACACCAATTATTGAACAAAATCTCATGTACTTAGGTATGACTGCATTCTTAAGTCCATTTTTAGGTGCTCCGATATCATCTGCACTACTAGTTCAAACAATATCTAATCAAACATACGAATCATTGCCTTACTCTTTGTGTGCTTCATTCATTTCTTACTTTACTTATACATTCTTAGAAAACAAATTTTTTTTAATTTAAAAGTCGCTTTACTCATGCGTTACTGATATACAAGTTACTGATATACAAGTTACTGATATACAAGTTACTGATATACAAGTTACTATTTATTATTAGTATTTTCTAATAATAAATCACGCTGTTACACACAAATATTTGTGTTTTATTACATATGTTTTATGGTCTTTTTGTTACCTTTTTTATATTCTTTTTTTTTTATATGTTTTTTAGTCATTTTACGTTTTTTAGTACATTTTTTGGCGAATGACTTTTGATAATATTTGTTTTTAACCTTTTTAGTAAGTCGAATATTATATTTATTATTACCACCTACACTAACGGGAGTTCCTAACTCAACGGAACTTGCTGTACTAAAACTAGCAGCACTATCATCATCACTGGTTGAACCATCCTTAATTAATTTAGCATTATTAACAGCGTATGACCAGTGTCCTCTTCCTCCTACCAAAAAATATGAATTAGGATAATAAAGCATAAAGGCAGAAATATCATCAACACTGCATGAAAGCTGTTGATTAGAATCATCTATAAATTTTAACACTGATTCCATATTTATTGCTGATTCAGGCTGACTTATATAGTCATTAAAGTCGACACCACCTATATCATAACGATCCCAATAAAATATATTAAATACTGTAACATCAGATACTCCTATTACCGTAACTATTGGTTGTCTGTATAACAAAGATGCAAAATATATTTCCTCGTCGCCTCCATAGTACTTACCACTAACAGGACTACGTATAGTTCCGACATATTTAAAATTATTTGTACCGTTTTTTACTATATACTTTATAACTGGTGAATCCAGATATATTTTACTTCCCTTATCGATACCTTTTATTATATTATAAATTCTTATCATAAAATCTGAAAGAGCTTTTCTAACCCTACTCTGTTCTCTAAACTGTATTTTATATTTTTCTCTTATTCTTTTACTGTTATAATCGTCAAATGTAGCTTTAGATTTCAAGTAGTTTGAAGATAATATTCCTATCGAATTATAAAAACAGTTACCATCCCCATTAGACCTCTGTTTAACAAACTTAACTTCTTTTAATAAGTCAGTTTCACCTTTTGCACCCTGTGGTCCCTTCGGTGCCTTCGACCCCTTTGGCCCTTTTAACTTTTTGGAAATTATGAGAGAGTCTTTGTCCTCTTTACTCTTTTGAAAAGTAGAAGTTAACTCGGCATTTAAATTATCAACAATATATTCAATCTTATCATTTTTTTCCTCTATTATAGTCGAGTATAAACTTAATAATATTCTTTTGGCCGCATTATGTGTAGAAGGATTTATTAAGTATAAATAGATACTATATCTTTCACTATCGTATAAGAAACCTAATATATCATCTGCTAATTCTTCGTCAATAATAATACCTTCGTAGTTTATATAACCTGATGAATTTACTTGATCTAAGAATTTTTCTTTATATTCTATAAGTTGTAAGGCTTCAGCACCATCTCCTGTCAAATAAATTGTATTAAACTTATCTTTACTTAACAAATTTATACCTTCTAACAAATTCGTAGATTTATCACCACTTGAAAATAAGTCTTCTATAAAACAATGTTTTGAATCTATTTTAAAAAGTTTGAAGTAACATAAGTCGTTAAGAATATAATATAACCTAGACTGGTAAATACGAGTTAAAAAATCTTTTATTCTTTTTAAATTTATACCTTTTTTACTATAAGTTTTACAATTTATTAAATCATCAATATATTTATCAAAGATAGCTTCATTATTAATCGTTTTACTGTCGAACATACTAAAAGTATTTACATTAATAAATATATTTCTATCATTTTCGGGTATATCATCTAGTTCACCTGCATGTAAGTCAATCAAATAGTCACCCAATTCTTCATCATTAAATGTATCAACATCTTCATCGATACCTTCATGAGCACTAATTTCGGAATCATGAACTGACTCTATTTCCTCGCTTAAAGCGTCATCAATATCGTCACACTTTTTCCCATAAAGTTTCTTCGGAATTAAGTATTGTAACTCTCTCAGGTAACAGTATACTGGTAAACCAATAGACTTTATAACTGCATCCTGTAGGTTTTTTAGTTTGTAACTTAAAAGAGGTGTACCTAAGCGAAGAATTTCATCTCTTACAATAGTAGATGATAAACTATACACATCGGAATCTTTAATATCTATTCCTATTTTCAAGTATTTTGTATTACTGTATGACTCAACATCTTTTTGCTTCTTTTTTATTTTTTCTTGTTCAGACTGTCTTACTACGTAAATTATGCTATACCTACTTGAATCAGAATATAATTTTATAAAAAAATCAGAACCACATAAGTAAAACAAGCGTAGAGTTTTTATTATCTCTTTCTCTTTCTCTTTATCCTTATATGCAGGACTTGCATCGAGTATTTTTACTATTTTATGTAAAAGCAATGCTTTTGGATCACTATCTGCTATGTCCAATATTAGCATATTATTAGAATTAAACTTACTATCTTCACCCCAGTCATACGTATCACATGCAAGTTTGCATAACCTTATTCTGTCTTCAGAACTCAACACTTCATTATATTTTAAACCTTTACCTTCATCTTTACCCTTACTCATAATGTACTTTCTCGTAGATACAACCATTATACCATAGTATCCTAGTGGTTTTTCTCCATCAGCACTAGATTCACGCTCAACAAGAGCATCATATGCAGTCTTAAACATTTTAATATGACCGTTATGCGGTGGATTAAAACTACCACCATTTATTATAAATACATTTTTATCTATATTTTTTATCATAATCTTTAAAATATCATCTAACGATAAAATTCTTGACTTATATGTTGTTTTTAACCGTAACTTAGATGAAGGTGAGGCAGGAGACATGGGAGTATCAGGTGAATCAGCAGGAGTATCTGGTGAATCAGCAGGAGACATGGGAGTATCTGGTGAAGCAGCAGGAGTATCAGGTGAATCAGCAAGAGACACGGGTGTACTAGGTGGACCAGGAGATAATGATGATGATGTCTCTGAAGACTCCGAAGAACCAATAGACACGGGTGATCCTGGTGGTATTTTAGGTTCAGTATAATCTTCACCGCCGGCATCTTCATCACCAGCATCTTCGTCAAATGTTTCTAAATAACCGTCTTCTACTTCATCTTCATTTTGCAGTTTATATTCAGGGTCTTTAGTATCATTTAATACTGCATTTAAATAGTTCATTTTTTTAATAAACTGTTCACTATCATACCCAGGTAACGATTTTAATTTAGCTTTAAGGGGTAAATAAAAATTTTTTATAGAGTTTTGCAGTTTATAATAGTCCACGCGATTTTTACTATCTGTGGATGTTGTCATAATATATTTTAAATTTTGTTGAGGCAAATTACCTTCATCCCTATCTAGTATTTCGTCCAACTTATCATATAATGCTTCTGTTATACTAATATAGTTTAACCTTAACTTATTATCATTTAAATATTCTTTTATTGTTATTGTCTTTTTACTACCTAATGCATCCTTACTAGCAATCGGCCCTAACTTAAAAAATGTTGAACAAGGGGTTTGTCCTTGTATATCTGATGGAAAAATATACCACATCCAGTGTGAATTTTTTTTACCGGCTTTAATTTCAGCTAATGCTTCTTCAAATGTAGAACCTGTTACATGGTATGTTATACTATCATTAACCCCTCCTGGTATTTTTTCACCTCCCTTAATACCTTTGTCTTGTGCATCAATGAATTCTTTGGTGGTAGCTCTACGGTTTATACCATTTATTTCCTTAACCGATGGCTTTTTTGATGATGAAACCGAAGAAGAAGATAATGTTCCAGGCGCTGGTACAGATGTAGATGAAGATGTTGAAGACGATGACACTTTCTTTTTAAGCGGCCAATCTTTTATATCGGGAAACACGTAACTTACGTCTTTGGCTAATACTTCTTTGGCTAATTTTATTAACGTATTTTTTCTTATTTCATCTAATTCGTACTTACCACTATCATAAGCGGACAAAGATGATTTTATAAAAAATTTTTTAGAAAGTAAATCCGATTCTTCGCTATTCGTTTTAATAAAATTTACTGTTTTAGTAACCAACTCTTTATCAGCATTATTAAATGGAACAAGTTTTACTTTTGATGAATCTAACCAAACAACATTACCTTCGTTTCCAAGAGGATTTAAGGCATTTAGTAAAAATATGTTACTAATACTACTTTTAGAACTTAAAATACTACCATCAATATTAAAAGAAAACCAACACTTGATGTAGTTGTTTTTAAAGTCTTTCTTCTTTATATCATAATAAAATAATAATGTTCCCATCGGTATATATTTAATAAAAGAACCACTCTCTTTAGTATTATAAAAGTTATTCCATTTAAGGTCCTTTACCTTATTATTAACGAACTGCTTTTTTTCATCCATACTATAAAAATCATAAATATCACCACTAGCCATTACGTATCCTCCAGGTGTTTCTAACTTCATAATACCTGAGTCATCTATTTTTTTTAATAATGATATCGTTCCGCTAGTACCTGAATCAGAGTTCTTTTGTTTTATATACTTTTTAAAAGCGCTAATAAACATGTCTCTGATATTATATAATTCTTTCTGTTTATCGGGCCCATTTTTTCCTATTGCTGCATAACACATACTTGAAATACCTGAACCAAATGAAAGTTCTACATTTGCAGCATTTACAATAGCATTGATGCGCGTACCTTTTTGTATAAGGTCGATCGTTTCATCTATCAACGTTTTTGTACCACTTGATACCTTTAATACTGAGTCAAGAATTTTTTTCGTACCAGAAGCGCGATGTTTAGCATCAATAAGAGCATTTTTTTCTATTTCACCCCAAGGGGAAAAATATATCTCTTTAATTGTACTAGTTAAACCGCTTTTCGCTGTATCAATAAAATTATAAAAGTCTGTTACACCTTTTACTAAAATCTCTGCATGTTTATTTTTACTATGCGTGCGACCCTCTTTAATTTCTACACGCTCCAACTCTTTATAAAATATTTCTCCTCCTATAAAAGGAAAAATAATATATTCGACTTTATTTATTGCAGCCAAAATAAGAGAATTCATAACCGAATTAGATAATACATCTCTAGATATTAACGCACCACTACCCGACTTTCCAGGAGATGCTTGTATCATATACTGAACAGTAACACCTGAAGGCTTTGCGGTTGTTGCTTCTGGATGGTTATATACTATATTATTTAAAGGACTACCCCCAATATTAATTAGTGTTGCTGAACCTGGAGGCATTATGTTACTATTTGCAAATGACATATTATAATACGTTTTTACTACCGAAACACTACCATTTAGTAAATTAGTTGCAGGCGGTGTAACGGGTAGAGCATTAAATATTTCCTGTTCAATGTAGTATGTTATATTATTAACTTTTGTTTTACTTTCCATAACCATTGATGCTGATGGAGCGCTTGAACTTGGTACTGATACAGAAGAAGAAACCATAGCGCTAGCACTACTAATAGCAGTAGCACTAGAAAATGCTACCTTTTTAGTAGTAGGTTTTGGATAAAATAAAGCAAAGTCTATATTTGTTGGGTTATATTTTCCCTCGTTATCTCCACCAAAAGACGAAGGTGCATTATTTTTACTCGTGTATATAAATGTTTGTTGTCCTGGAACACTATCACATTTTAAAAAAGTAGGTAAAACATCGGTTGGAAATGGTTGTAACATATTAATATTAAAATCACCAGTAAATACAATATTGAAATCTTTATAAGTTGCGCTTTGTCTAAAATAAGAAACAACCGTATTTAATAGTATGTACACCTGCTGCTGTCTTTGGTACATTTTTGGAGTATTTTTCTCATCTAATTGCAGATGAACAGACGTTATTATTTGTTTATTTTTACTATTTACAAAAAACCATAACCTAGCAAAGTCTTTTTTAATAGAGGTTTCTTCATAATTTTCTATTTTTTTGCTAATTAAGCTACTTATTAAATCCCTAAAAATTATCGCTGCTTCATCGTTAGAAAAATAGTTTCGTTGACCTACAATTAAAAATCCCAAACTGTTTATATCTTCGGTTTGTATTGTTTTTTTATTAACTACAATATAAAATTCACTGTAGTACTTATCATTATCTTGTATTAAAGAAGGTATCACTCCTAAATTTTCATTACTAGTTATAGTGCTAGTAAAAAGATTTTTATAGTTAAAAGGTTCATCCTGTCCTATATTTAAAATTTTTTCTATAGAAGAATTAGGTCCTTCCTGAACTAACAAATAGTCATATCCACTATTTACCATGTCAATAATAGCTCTAGCATTGTTACTTAACCTTGACTTATAGTATACAGTGTCTTCTTTAACATTTCCATTAAACTTATGAAAATAAAAAGGCTTCTCTGAACTTTTGTCTAATCCCTCACCACCATGTCCTGCAACATTCCATGTTATTAAATTTATTTCTGCTGGAAAAGCTCCTCCTTCCATAACACCTTCATCATCATCTTCATCACTACTATTTTTGCCTCCTTCTAAACTAGCACCTGTACCTACACTAGTATCACTAACAGCAACCAATGGTCCACACTGTTTACTACCTGAGTTATTAACTTTATACATAATAGGAGAATGGTCCGAAAATATCTTTTCTTTATTTTCACCCCAGTTTTTCATTTCAATTTCAGTCAAGTATTTATAATCTGGTTTACCTGTTTCGCATATAACAACTGATTTTTTATAAGGTGAACCTTTAAATGTATTTTGCTTTGAGGCTGTGTAGTCAAAATTATGAAGTTTCGTTAATTCTTCGCCTGTTATTGATATAGCATCAGGAACAAGGCCAACAGATTCCGCTGCAGTTTTTCCTGAACTAGACTGCATCAAATCAGGAACTTCCTTTTCTTCTACTTCGGGAAGCGGTGGCGTTGTTGCAATAGGTTTGGAAGGTGAAACCGGGCGACGCAAAGGACTACTCATGGGACTAGGGACAACAGTTGATGACATAGGCCTTATTTGTCTACCAGTTGCTTCTTCTATTATACTTCGCCTAGCTTCGTCTTTAAATGAAGCTTCTTGACTTTGTTGTACTCGGATACTATTTTTTTCTTCTGCTTGTATGACTAGATTTACATACTCTGTGTCAAGTTCGAATACACCACCGATTGCATCACAATTTGATGGGTTCGATTTATTTGGAAAAGAGGGCAATCCTTCGGGTGATTCCGAGTTAACTATTTTATGCATTTCTTCTTTTGGACAAAGAAGTAGTTTACCTGTTGTAAATATAAGCTCGCTTTTGTTTATTTTTTCAAGGTTTGTTAACGAATATTTGTATCCAAACATGTTAGGTAGTGTTTGGCTGTTGGTATATCCGATTAAACGAAGACGACCATTTTTACCTTTACCACCATATAGGTATGTCAATATCTTACATGTTTTATAAATAAACTTAGATATTTCCTCAGCATATGCTGCAACAGAAGGATAGTCCGCTGGTGTAAAAACATTATTACTTCTTGTTAACAATAAAGCGAATGCAGGTGCTTTTAAATATACCTCTCTTATCGTACCTTTACCGATAGGTTGGTCATACGGTATATCAAAGTTAAAGTCACCTGTCATAAAATATGGATTAACATCGGTTGAGCTCGACAAGTAGTATCGGGTTCTAAATTTTGAAACAAATGCGGCTATTAGTAATACTTCTAACATTTGCTTAGTAATTTTTTTACTTCCTGTGGTTTCTGTAGCGGGTTTATCTGTTGTGGCGGGTTTGCTAGGTTTGCTTTTTGTAACTTGCAGAGCTTTTGAGGCTTGTTTAGACTCAATTTGTCTTAAAGTTTCTGCTGTTTCTAATTTTATATTTATAATTCCAAAAATTTGACCACTAGGAATATACCCCTCATTCATATACTTTTTGCATGGTTCAGCTTCCGTTTTAACTTTACCTTGTTTTCCTGTATCAGCATTACCAAATAGACCTGACATAAACCCTACTTCTTCTGAATTATCTTTATTATACCACTCGTCGCTATCACTGCCGTCACCTCCACTTTGCGCGGCTACTTTTCTATCTGGTGCCGGACTAGGGCTAGGGCTAACACTAGGACTATAGTTTACTATAGGTTGTTCGACAGTTCCTTCTTCTTCATAGTCTTTAATTGGTTGTACAGATTCTCTTGATTCATTTTCCTCTGGTATTGTCGTATCATCAACATTATTTATTTGAATAGTCTCTATAATTCTGGGTATTTGTCCAGGCATTTGTCCTGGTAACAGTGATGGATTTCTATACTTTCCGCCTTTAAACTTACAGTAAACAATTGTTGCAAAAGACGTATTGTTATAAATCGGGTCTATTGAGTCAATTGTTTCAATTCTTCTTTTATTTTTACGTATAAATGGGGCAATTCTTATATCTGCTTCATCTTTTAATTCAAACTTGTCACTTTTAAACATGGTTAGGTTACCTAGTGCAGTTTTTTTACCCTCAGTACTTAATTCATCGCCATAAACATTTTGTTCAAAAAAGTAAACAAATACGTAGCGATCTTTATAACGTTCGTATATTTGTGCTATTAAGTTTAGGGGGTCTTCCTTTTTTTCTAATAACTGATCTAGTACCTTTCTATGTATTTTAATTCTTTCGATTTGTGTTATATCTTGTAGTTTTTCTTTTTCTGAATCGGTTAAAGAGGAAACAATTGTTGAGTACGCTTCTATTGAACATTGAACATTTTGGAAACAGTATACGTCAGAACCACAGTTATCCATTGCAGCAAATAGTAGTTCTTTACGTTTACTCCATGAGTTTTCGTTTTTCCAGGATACACCTGCAAAAGAGTTGTCTATACTTTTAAAATCTTCTATTAACTGTTCTTGACCTAAAAAACAATACTGAACAAGTGATATTTGATTTACTCCCGAATTTAATTGAGACATAAGTTGACTCGACCCTACATCTAATGCCCTTTTTATAAAACCTGGTAGAATATCTGTAATAGATGGTGTTTGTTTTATAGTAATAGAATTTTTTATTTGTTTCCCAACTCTGGACCAGTTTTGTTCTAAGAAATTTCGTTTCCATAAATTCTTAAGTTGTGCACCTCTTACAACACAGGATGAGAATAAAGTTCCCTCTCGGTCGATAGGTAGTTTTCCTTTTTCTATTTTTTCTAGAAATAGTTGTAATTCGATATAGTATGCAACTTTATAGTTTTCTAGTACTTTATTTAGCTGCTTAAATGTATTATTCCATTCGAGGTAGTCTATTATATATGAAATTCCTTTATACTTGAATACGGTTTTACTTGAAAATAATATATCTAAAATGAAACGAATATTATGACGAATAATGGAGTCAAGCTCATTTAAAGATGATTCGGATAATTTTTCTCTTAGTTTTTCAATTCTATTTTCGTAAATTTCACCCACCTTCTTTTTTTGTTGTCCCGAAATAGTAGACAATAGGTTTTGCTTTTCTAATATTCTGAAAAGAAACTTTAATATTGTTCTAGTTTGGTCTGTCATGTCTATTTTTGTTTGAAGTGTCTGTGTTTTTCCGTTTAGTATATTAAATAGTGTAGTAATCGGTACTTTTACTATATCAGTTGATGATGCTCTAGAGCTTTCAATAATAGATTCAATTTGTGAATTTGTAACTTGTCTTGAGTAAATAACACTTTTTAAATCTTTTACATCTGATTTAGCATCAACCTTTTTAGAAAAAGATGACTCGGGTTCATATACAAATCTTCGCCCAGTATTTGATACTGACTGAGGAAGGTAACTTTGTCCCGTTACACGTTTAAAAAAATCATTTATTTGACTTTCGACAGTTCGTTCCGATGTTTCAGTATTATATTTATCACTCGATACTGTACTAGAACCGGAAAAGCCTGTGAAAATTTTCACTTTATTATCGACAGGTCCTCCAATGAGCCTATAGTTGTCTCCTTCCTTTATCATCAACATAGAAGCCGATGGTATTTTTTTATTTAATTCGGCTTGTTGTTTCACTTCTTGTTCAGTTGGTCTAGTATATATAAAAGCATATGCTGAACCGATAAGTTTATTTTGTTCTTGTGCTGGGTACCAATTTGTAATATAATTTCCTTCCATTTTTTGGTCTGTTTCGTATACTTTATTTTTGCTATTTGACTTATCATTTTTTTGTTGTTCTTTATCTAGATTCAATCCACCAATGTCGTCTACGGAAACGACTTGATTATCATTTCCGTATAGTTTAACTGGTTCTCCTAATTTTTTTAAAAATGCTTTAAAAAGATTTATATTAAAGAATGTATCTATTCTTGCAGGAATCGTAACATTATTTGGAAAACCCGAGTTATTAAATTTTACAAGTGAAGCAATAAATGGTTCTGAATCTGGTAGTGCACGAGTTAATAAATTTGATTTCCCTGAAGAAGTGGTGGTTTTTCCGAAATCTGTTCCCATTCCGATTCTTTCTGTTATACCAGTATTTGCACCCATTATTCCTCGTTCTCTCTCGAATAACCTATCACGACTATCATTAAAATCTGAATCAAAAAATGCTCCTCCCGCCATTATTTCCTTTTTTTTTTGTAAACCAACCGCGGGTACAGCGGGTACAGCGGCAGGCACAGCAGCACGCGTAGGAACTGGGAGGGCTGCCGGGGCAACACCTGCTTTTTCAATATTAACTGGGATATTTGGGAGGGCTGGTACAACGTTATTAGCAGCTTCGCCTTGTTTTGCAATATTTTCTTTTTGTTCTTTTTGTTTATTTTGCAGATCTAACTCTTTTTCATATTCTTTTTGTGATTTTTGCAATTCCGTTGTTGTATCAGTATATTCTCTTTTGTAGTAAACTTTATCTATTCTTTTTCTTTCTTTGCTTGTCAAGCTTAGAATTTCTGGACTTATAAACATTTGTAGTGTTCCGATGTTATACTTTTTAATAATGTTAGCTGTTTTATTTTGTTGAGTCTCATACCATGACACTTCATCTTTTTCATCATTATCAATATCATTGTTTTTATCTTTCCCTTCCTTACTCATTTTATATAATATTGATAATATATATTATAATATTCGTTTAATTAATTTGGATATTACAATATTAATTTTTATACATTTTTATAATTACAGCTATAGATATAGTTAAAAATATACGTATATTAAAATTTATTCATGTTATAAGCATCTAAATAATTTAGTTGGTTACTTTTACTTTTCTGAGTTTTATACTTTTCTACTATATCCATAGCATCATTGAATTCTTTCTCTGTTATAACTTTGTTGTTCGTGTATTCACCAAGTTTTCGAGACTTTATAAAATTTTTGGGAAGAATACAGTACCTACTCTTCTCGTTTAAAGCAAAATCCGCTAAAACAACAAAAACTGCCGTTAAAACAAGCGCTGAATATATATTTCTAGTCGCCATCCAAGATATTGTAAACACTAAAATTTCTTTCGTAAGAGCATATTTTATGTAAGACTCCGTCGATTCATCTAAATTCAGTTGTATATACCTTGAACCAATATTTAAACATATCATCATTAATCCAGCAAAAAATGTACTAGAATTTAAAGAACTTATAGCATTGTTTATAACTTCCATTGTCTATATTTTTAAAGTATATATTATATATTTACAAAACAAATAAAATTAATAAATTTGTAATTTACGAATGTATTAATTTATACTTATTAATATTAAATGGTTCCTTAATGTAAATATTTATTTTTTATTATATTACTATAGCTAATATTATTTTATTTTTTTGTCACAAGAGAACCCTTCATATATAGGTATTGATTTTATTATTATAAGTGTTAAAAATGCAAGTGCTACATAGAAATTTACTTTAGAGAAATAAGCAATAAGTAAAATAATTACTATTCTTCCTATAAAAGTGGTATACATATCAGTATATACGCTTGGTATGAAAACGCATAAAAGAGCAAGTATTAAAATATTATAAAATACTACACTATTCATTACCATTTATTTTTTATATATATTTAGAAATAAATAAATTAATTATTTTTATAAGTAATTTATACGTATAATAATAAGTATAGTATATTCCTGTAAAAATATATGAGTTCTTTTTTATTACATAATAAAAAATACAAGGCTCCTAGATATCCTTTACTTTTTAGTTCACTAGTTAGACATACTATTCCACCTATAGTTTCTTTTAATAACCCTGAAAATATATCCATACATAAAGAGAATGAGATTTTGCCTACAATAAAATGGGAACCGACGAATATATCTGTTTTCGAAAAAGAAGACGCCGGACCAGAAAAAATAGGGTTTATAATTTTAAGAAATGTAAATAGTAGCACTACAAATGAGTATTGGAGAGAATGTTATAAATGTATTAAACAATTTTATACAAAAAATAGAATATTAATAATAGACGACAACAGCGACTATTCATTTGTTACAAATGACTACCTAGATAACACCATGATAATAAGAAGCGAGTATCCTAAAAGAGGGGAGTTTTTACCTTACTATTATTACTTAAAAACAAATTTTTGTGAAACTGCCGTTTTTTTGCATGATTCGGTATTTATAAAAAAATATATAGATTTTAACGTTAGTACGTATAAGATACTTTTAGATTTTGGAAAACGAAATATTAATGATGGAATGCAATACCAAAAATCATTGTTACATGCTTTGAATAATACAAAGTTAAATGATTTTTATAATAAAAAAGACAACGGAATGTGGAAAGGGTGCTTTGGTGCAATGTCTGTTGTTACATATAGTTACTTAAAAAGCATTGACCAAGAGTTTAGAATATCTAGTTTAATACCGCATATAACATCACGTGACCTAAGATGTGCATTT